CTCGTAGCGGGTGGCGTCCCGGTTGTTCAGGTCGCGCACCGCTGTCTCTACCTCTTCGCGCACCTTCCATAGCGGGGTTTCGCACGAGTACGGGCCGATCTGGGTCCTGAGTCGGCCGCGCGGCACCTCACCAAACGCCGCATACCGCCTGCGGCCTGGGTCGTGTGCGATCCACAGCGGCTGGTCGGGGCGCTTGAGGATCATCGTGATCACGTCGCCCACCAGGCAGTTACGGGTTGTGCGTGGCATCGGTGCTTTCCTCGTACTGTTTGCAGATATGCGGCGCCATCGGGTGCCAGTAGCCGTTTCCTTTCGCACAGCAGCCCATACCAGCAGGCGGATTAATTGGATCGGGCCGAAAGTGGGCGCAGCCTTGGCAGGTGGTGGCGGGCATCAGTCCGTGCGCACCGTGGCGCCCTTGAACAAGCCAGAGCAGACGACGCCTGACACGCGCTGGCCGGTCGGCCCTTTGGCGTCAAAGCCAGTGTGGAAGTCATCACCCTTGGCGCAACCGAACACGCGGTAGCCGGTGATATGAATGTCGGTGTAGCCAGCGCCTTGCAGCGCACGGGTGGCCGTATCGTCGGCGGTGCAGGCGGTCAACGTAAGCAGCGCAATAGCAAGAAGCAGAAAGCGGTTACGCATGGTCGTTCTCCGAAAATGCCGGCCATGCCGGCGGGTTGGCTGTGTGTCTCGCGGCGGGCATCAGGCCTCCCCAAATCGCGCGATCAGTGCCGCATCTGCCAGCGCCTGCCCTTCACCTTTCTTCCCCAGCGCATCCCAGCGCGGCCACAGTTGAATAGCGCGGGACCGGGCGGCGTCCTTGTCCTTGCCGATCAGGCCAGCGCGGCGCTTCCAGGTCTGCGGCGGGACCAGCGTGACGGGGATCATCAGGGCCGCCAGCACGCCTTCAACGGCGCCTGCCGCATGGCCAAAGGTGAACATGCTCGCCACGCCCTGCCCCGGCATCGCGCCGACGTGCTCGACGTAGGCCAGCCCGTTGTCGTACTCCTGAAGGAAGCGGGCCAGCGCGGCGCAGTCCACACGCGACGCCTTGCCCACCTTGAGCGATGGCATGCGCATCCACTCGATGGGGGTCATGCTGGCGCCGAGGATGACGATGGCGCCGGAGATGCCCGGGTCGATGCCGATTAGGTACTCGTGGCTCATGCTTCCTCCATCGCCTGCCGCGCTAGCAGCTCGGCATCGGAGCCGTAGGTGGCGTGATAGGTCTTGCCGTGGTGGTGGCGAATCGGGCCGAATACCGCCGCAGTCGCATCGGGGTTGCTGTAGCCCTCGGGCGGGACGCCGCGGTGGTGCCAAGGGCACTCGCCCAGCGTTGCCGCGTGACCGATACGCAGACCACCGGATAGCAGGTGGCTGGCATCGCAGCCGGGGCCGTCGCAGCGCTGCAAGCCAAGCGCCCCGTTCTGCTCGCAGGCCACGCAGCCGCCCTCCTTGACCGCGCCCATGTGCTTGGCCTCGGCCTTCGTCGGCTTACCCGTGCTGCGCGACTGGCGCATCCGCTTGCCGCTCGGCTGGATGGCGGCGTAGCGCTTGAGGGGCTTGCCGGGGTTGAGGGGAGTGGAGCGCCTCACGCTGCCCACCTCCGTTCCTCGGGGAACTCCAGCGCCACGCCCCGCGCCCGGAAGTCCTCTTGCACCGCCTTCAGGTAGGCCGACAGCTGAGCCTTGCTCATCAGCGAGGTGACGGGCAGCAGGGTCATCACCTTCAGCTTCTGCTCGTAGGACAGTCCCTTGATGGCGCTGTCATAGGCGGCGCGGAACTCGGCATCCTCGGCCCGCAAGATCGGCACGCCGTGGTGCAGCTTGCAGTAGCACTTCCACCCCAGCGCGTCGTCCTCGCGCAGCTCGTGTGCCAGCTGCTCGTACCACGCATGGCTCATGTCGTTCTGGTTGATCGAGCGCCGGCCCGTGGTGATCTTCACTTTGCACCGGCCTTCGCGGCGGTAGGCGTCACGCACCGCGCCCAGGGCGGCAGACAGCGTGGACTCGGAGTAGATGGCGTGGTCGGTCATGCCGCGATCCCCCGCAGCTCCCGCCACCGCTCGATCATGTCCTCGCACACGTCGCCAGCCGTGACCGGCGCAGGTGCTTCCACGTCCTGGGGCATCCGGTACACGCCGCACAGGTGCGCTTGCTTGCGTGTCAGGGCGTCGGCGTACTCCGCGTCCCAGTGGCGCAGCAGTATCACGTCGCCCTTGGCACTCAGCAGAATGGCGACCTCCCGGCACTCCCGCAGGCGGCGCATAGCTTCCAACGCGCACTTGATCGTGCCGCCCTTCCTGGCGTTGCCAAGGACCTGAGCACTCATACCGCGACCTCCCCGCCTCCCGGCAGCGCATACAACTTTCGCCCGTTCCGATCAGTCTGCGTGCGCGGCAGGATTTCACCCACCAGCGGCGGGTTGACCTTCACAGGCGCATGGAACGCCAGCCCGTGCGCGGTCGTGACTTTCATGTGCGGTTCAAAGCCATCGCGCGTGTGCGTTCCGGCGCTGGCGTTGAAGGGCTTGGCCTTGCGGCTGACGATTCCAAGGGTGCTCATGCGGTGCCTCGCTGTTTCATGGCGTCATCCAGGCGGATGAACTGGTCTATGTCGGTGCCGTCGAAGGGCTGCGGCTTGCCAATCTCCCGGCCGTTTTCGGTGGCGTGCAGCAACTTGACGCCCGACCCAAAGACGGCGCGCAGGTTGTCTACGGCCTCGGCGGTGTCGGGGAAGGCGGCGCGGTTGTCGTCGCGGCGGCTCATGCGCTCTCCTTCACCGCGATAGCGGAGAACGGCACCATGGGTCGCGGGTTGTGGCTGGCTTGGGCCAGGAACTGCGTGCTGGCCGGATCGAACCACAGGCGGACCGTTGGCTCCTTGCCGGTGGCGTTCTGCTTGTGGACGAGCAGCAATGCATCGGCGCCGCACTCGCCATCGGGCGTGAATTTTTCTGGAAGCTCTTGCGGATCGTTCGGGTTGCTTGCCCTGGCGATGGCTTTCTCGCGCGCCTTGTTGCGCCACACTTCCACGACGGTTGCCGCCATGTCGGTGATGCCGCCAGAGCCTTTGACGCCCATCTTGCCGCTGGGCTTTTCCTCGCCCTCGCTCTTGCGCATGTGCGCAACGAGCATGACGTGGCACTCGTTCACTCGTGCAAAGTCTGCCAACGCCTCAACGAACTTCTTTTGCCCGGCGTAATCGTCGTCAGCGAAACCGCACTTGGTCAGGTTGTCCACCACGAACAACTCGATCCGGTAGCGGCGGCGGGCATAGGCAAACACTTCCAGGATGCGGCTCGCCTTGGCCGATCCGGCAACGTCGAACGTCCACAGGGTTTCGCGGTAGCTTGCTGCAATGTGATCGCTGAACGCCTTGCTCGGCCTCGCGCATCCGGCTATCTGCCGGCCCATGCGGGCGAGCCACAGCGCGGTGCGCCATTCCATCGAGGCAACGCAGCAGCGAGTGCCGTCGGCCGCAAGCTGGCCAACAATGTGCCCCACCACGGACGATTTGCCGTGGCCGTTGACGCCAGCCCAGATGGACAGCTCGCCCGGGCGGAGCTTGATCAGGTCGTGCGTCTTGCGCCACGGCAGCAACAGGCCGTCGTCCAGGCGGTTGTACTCTGCCCAGATGGCGTCCGCGAACTCCGATGCGTTGCGAAGCTCGTTCGGATCTTGCGTGCGGGCGTCACGGAGCGCGGCGGCAATCTCGCCAGCCGGTACGTTGTCCATCAGGCATTCGTTCGCATCCTTGCGCGGCAGGCTCACCACCTTCACCCGCTCACGGCCCAACCGTTCGCACAGCTCAGGGATGGACTTTTGCCCCGCCGCATCCATGTCCATGCTCAGGTAGATCGTGTCAAACACCGACAGGGCATCGAACTCGCCCTCGATCCACTTGTGCGCGCCAGAGCCGGTCGGGACGGACAGGGCCGGGAAGCCGTAGGCGTGCCACGCGATGGCATCCAGCTCGCCCTCGCAGATGACCACGGCGCGGGCATCCCCGGGAATCGCCTGCCAGCCGAACAAGATGGGCTCGCAGTCGGCCTCGGCGCTGAACTGCTTGGGCAGCTTGCGGTACTTGGCGAACACCAGCTCGCCGTCGCGCAAGAACGGAAACATCAGTCGGTCGCCACGGCTGGCGAGCTTGTACGCCTCGATGCTGGCCTGCGGGAGGTTGCGGACGCTATGCAGCCATTGCATGTGCTCGCCGCTCAGGGACTTCACGCCCTCTCGGTCAGGCTTGCGGTACGCCTTGCGGTGATGCTCGGGGCGGTCCTCGCGGATGCCGCAGAACTCCATGGCCTCGCTGCATGCGGTGCGCAGATCAACCCGGCGGCAGGCCATCCAAAGTCCGATCAGGTCGCCGGACTCGCCCGTAGCGCCATCCAGCCACACGCCAGCCTTGTCTCCGGTCATGTGGACGCCCATCGACTTGCCGGCTTCGCCATCGGTGCCGCCTACGCGCCACTCCTGGCCTATGCGACGACCGTTCGGCAGCAAGTGACGCACCACAGACTCGACCTGGGCCGACAGCGCGGCAGCAATCTCCACGGCGCGCATCAGACGGCCCCCACGAGGTAGTCGGGCGTGTCGTCACCGGCCCGGTAGTTCCCGCCCTCGTCGGGCTCGTCCTGCCAGCGCTTGCCGTTGATCCAGGTGGCAGCGTGCGGAATGAACTGCTTGTCCTTCCGCCACTGCTCCGACGAAGCCTGCTTCGCCAGCGCCTTGAGCATCACGTCAAGCAGCCCGGCATCCGGCTTGAGCTTCACGAACGCCTTGAGTGCCGCCTCACGCCCCACCTTGCGCGGGTACGCCGGCCAGAACCGATCTTCGAACGCTCGCTCAGCTTGCTGAGCAAGAATGGGTTCTTTCTTGGTTGGGTTGGGTTGGGTTGGGTTCTGGTTGGGTATCCGTTTCGAAACGGTTTGGCAAACCGTTTCAAGAACCGTTTTAGACTCGTCGTCCCAGTGCTGGCAGAACTCAAGCATGGCGCGGGCCGCCAGCGTTTTCGCCTCGCCCTTCGGGAGCGATTCGAACTCACCAAAACGCGCCTTCGCGATGTTGCCGTTGGCGATTTTGTTCCATCGCAGGAAATTGGGCAGTAAAACAACCCCGTCGATACGATTAGCGAAACCGTTTCGAAACAGTTCCTCAAACCCTTTCGAAACCCTTTCTGAGTCCCACCCGAGATCAGCCATGACATAGCCGTCAGGGAGCCGGTAGCACCCTAGGCCGTTAGCGTGGGGTCCGGTCAACAGGTACAGCGCCAGTAGCTTTCCGGTGTCGCTCCACGCCTGCGCATCGGGCGACTGCCAGAAGGCGGATTGGACTTGGCCGTATTCGCGCATTACAGACTCCGCAGCTTGAACAGCCGGAAGGTGGTGGTGACAAGCCAGGAAGGAGCCCGGCCACGCAGGAAGGCATCCATCACGCGGCGCTTGATAGAGCGGCGGAAGCGAAGCCCCTTGCGTTCCTCCATGCGCCTTACGGCCTCAGGCGAGCGGCTCGCAATGGCCTTCCCCATGGCATGGAAGAAGTGCCGCGCCTTGGCCTTGTCGCCGGCTGCGTAGGCTTCACGGCAGCCCTGTGCAAGCCGGTCGATTTCCCGCTCGTTCTGCCAGTCACGGAAGCGCTGGACGATCACGCCGCACCCCCAATCACGATCCCATCGCGGATGTGCTCCGCAGCAAAGAGGCAGGCGTCGATGACCTCCCAGCGCTCGGGCGGCTCGACCTTGCCGCTTGCGTCGGCCAGGAACGCGGCCTGCTTGTCCAACACAGCCGCCATGCGACAGGCGCGTAGCTCGTGGCTCACGGGCCGGTTGGGCAGGTTGTTGCGGATCTGAGCGGCAAGCTTCGGGTCGCGGGTGAACTCAAGCGGCGCCGGCTCGTTGTCGATCACGCAGGCGTGAGACTTCGGAGTCGTCACGCTCACGGGCACGGACATACGGTTAGCGTGCGGGGAGGTGCGGGCGCGGGGTTTGCGGATGAAGGAAAAGGGGTTCATGCGGCGGCTCCCCATGCTTGTTGGGTTGGAGCAACGATGGAGGCGATGCGCTCGCGCTCACGAACGCGCCCAGCGGCTTCGCGCAAAGCCCGCTCCATGGCGCGGTACTGGCGAACCAGCAGCGTTCCGGTGGCATTGCAGAAGGCCGTGGTGCGGCGGTCGGTAAGCTCGCGTTCGCCCTTGGCGATGGCGTTGATAAGCGACTTGCTCACGCCCATGCGGGCGGCAATCTCGCGGTAGGTCAGGCCCGAAAGTGCGATAGAGGCGACAACCGCATCCCTCTCGGAGAAGCACATGCGCAACGTGCGTTCATCGGCCTCACGCGGGGCACGGATGGCTTCGATGCGGGTCGGAAGCAGGTGATTCACGAACGTCCCCTTGTGTCCACTTTTGTCCACATGCCCGTTCGGGCGAAAAAAGGGCGAGCCGCGAACGGCTAGCCCGATTGGTTAGGAGGTCTTGTGGTTGGTGTTGTTGACGAGGAAGTCACGCGCAAGAAGGAGGATTCCGCGCGAGTCGGCCAGGTCCACCAGTGCGCGGAAGTTCTTTTG